GCCCGCACGAAGTCCGGCACGCTGCGATTGGCTGAGGATGACAGGGGGCTGAGGATCGATGCGACCCTCGATCCCACCGATCCTGACGTGCAGCGACTCGTGCCGAAGATGCGGCGGGGTGATGTGTCGCAGATGAGTTTCGGGTTCAGGACACAGAAAGACGCATGGCGGCAGGAGGGAGCCGATCAGATCCGCGAACTACACGCTGTCGATCTGTTCGATGTGTCGGCTGTGACTTACCCGGCGTACCAAGCAACCGACGTGGCGTTGCGAAGTCTCGCGGCGTCGCGTGGGCTGGTGATCCCTCCCGATGATCCGCTGGCGTTGCATTGGGCACGCCTCGAACTGGAGCAGGTGCGAGCGGATGGCGTGAGCCTGCGGCCGTCGGCTGGCATGGCATCGGCTGCACGCGAGGGGCTGCGACTCCACGAGGAGGGCAAGAGCGGCGACGGGCTGAAGCCTGAGACTGTCGCCAACGCGAAGAAGATCGCTGGCAGGCAGACGCTGACAGAGCGGCACGTCCGCGAGATGAATGCATGGTTCGCGAGACACTCGAAGGCCAGCAAATCACCCGGATGGGACAAGGCTGGCGAGGAGAAGCCGGGATACGTCGCGTGGCAGTTGTGGGGCGGCAATGCTGCGGAGTCGTGGGCAGCGGCGAAGGTGCGGGCGATGGACTCGAATTGACACGCGGCGGCGTTCGGATAAACTACATCTGCGGCCCGTTGGCTGCGATCAATCATCTACAGACAGGAGCGGGAGCCGTTGCTTTCGTGAGCGTCAATCATCACGTTTCCACGAAAGGAACACTCTCATGGAACTCCAGCAGTTGGCCGATAAGGCCCGGGAGTTGCGAGCCTCCAAAATGACGGAGGCGGAAGCCATTCTGGTGGCGGCGTCCACCGGTGGCGAAAATGGCGGAAGCCGTCCCCTGACCGAAGACGAGTCGCGGAAGTACGATTCGTTGATGGACGAAGCGGCGGCGGCCCTGAAGGAACAGACGCGAGCCGAGAAACTCATCAACGAGAAGGCCACGTTGGCACAGTCCACCGGTCGGCGGTCGGCCCCCTCGGCTGCGGTCGGTGCGATTGTCGAGGCCCCGAAGCCCACCGAGATTCGTACCTTCCGGCGTGCGAAGTCCCTGCGATCCTTCAAGGGTGCGGACGCCCAGCGGGACGCCTACACCGCTGGTCAATGGCTGCTGGCGACTGTCGGGAATGACACCCGGGCGGCCCAGTGGTGCGCGGACAACGGCATTGAGACTCGCGCCCTGACGACCACAACCAACAGCCTCGGCGGTTACAGCGTGCCGGAGGTGCTGGAGTCCACGATCATCGATCTTCGCGAGGAACGCGGCGTTGCCCGTCGCTCCCTGCGGGTGATGCCGATGAGCACAGACAGCCACATCATCCCCCGGCGGGCGAGCGGCCTGACTGCCTACTTCGTCGCGGAGAATGGCGAGATCACGGCGAGCGATAAGGGCTGGGACGCGGTGCAACTCGTGGCCCGCAAGTTGGCGGTGATGTGCCGCTATTCGAGCGAGCTGAACGAGGACAGCATCCTCTCGATCGCTGACGATCTGGCGAGCGAAATCGCCTATGCGTTCGCTGACAAGGAGGACGAGTGCGCGTTCAACGGTGACGGCACGAGCACTTACGGCGGCATCGTGGGGCTGAAGTCCGGCACTCTTGCGGGAGCCAAGGTTACCGCCGCGACTGGCAACACGGCTTTCAGTACCCTCGATCTCGAAGACTTCGAGGCGATGGTCGGCAAGCTGCCTCAGTACGCTGTGGCGGGTGCACGGTGGTACGTCAGCCGGGTTGGCTGGGCGAACTCGATGCTGCGGCTTGCGGAAGCGGCTGGCGGCAACACCGTCGCACAGGTGGCGGGCGGTGCTCCGCTGCAATTCCTCGGCTTCCCCGTCGAGATCGTGCAGGTGATGAACTCCACCACCACGGCGCAGACTTCGACTGATGGGCTGGCCTACCTCGGCAACCTGCAACTGGCTGCCACGATGGGCACCCGTCGCGGCATCTCCATTCAGGTGGACGGTTCGCGGTACTTCGAATTCGATCAACTCGCGATTCGGGGAACCGAGCGGTTCGACATCAATTACCATGAGCGCGGTACGGCGTCGGTCGCTGGCCCGGTGATCATGCTGTCCACTCCCGCGAGCTGAGGTGAATCCATGAATCACGCCCAATACGCCAAGTTTGTCTCGATCACGCCCCCGGCTGCGATTGTGGACAATGCCAGTTACGCCACCGGCAGCATCGACACACAGGGATACGAGTATCTCGAAGTGTTCGTGTATGTCGGGGCGACGGACATTGCCATGACGGCCTTGAAGTTGCAGGAATCCGACACCGACGGCAGTTACGCCGACGTTACCGGACTTGTCTACGGCACCTCAGCGGGCATCGCGGGGACAACCTCTACCCTCCCGAGTGCCACCGACGACAACAAGTGCTTCAAGTTCGAGGTGGACTTGCGGGGACGTAAGCGATACTTCGATCTCGTGGCGACTGCTGGCGACGGTGCTACCGGTACTTTCCTGACGGCGTTCGCGTTGCTGTCTCGTGGTTCCGATCACCCGGTGTCGGCTTCCGAACGTGGCTTCGGGAATATCCTGCGGGTGCCCGCGTGAAGATCGAACTCCTGCAACGCTGGCAGGGATACAAGGCTGGCATTGTGATCTGTCCGCCTGACGGTGTGGCCAACACACTGATTAAGCGGCGGATCGCACGGCCAGCAGGTGACGGCATGGAAACCGCAGTGGCCCCGGCTGCTGCGGAGCGTGCTGTTCGCTTCTCTCGAAAGGGACGCTGATATGTGGGACATGGCCCGACCACTGGAATCAATGTTGAACGTGCGGCACTCGTCGCGGGTAAGCGTTGCTCCAGTGGTCGAGCCGGTCAGCGTGGATGAATTCAAGCTGCATTCCCGCATCGATCACAACCACGAAGACAGCAAGATTCAGGGATACCTTGTCGCGGCCCGGACGCTGCTGGAGAAGGACACGCGGCGGGCATTCTGCACACAGACGCGGATTCTGTATCTCGACTATCTCCCGGCCTACGTCGTCTTCGATGTGGCCCCCATTCAATCAATCACATCGATCACCTATTACGACTCACTGAACGTACAACAGACACTCTCCGCCAGCACATACGAGGCGGATCTATACGCTGAGCCCGCGATCATCCGGCCAGCGTTCGGGCAGACGTGGCCCACGACATACGACCGACTCTCGGCCGTGGCGGTGACATACACGGCGGGATACGGTGCGGCGTCTGCTGTGCCAGAGGATGCCAAGCAGGCCATTAAGCTGCTGGCTGCCCACTGGCTGGAGAATGCGGAAGCGTCGATCACTGGCACAATCTCCAAGGAGATCGAGTTCTCATACTCGGCGTTGGTGTCTCGCCTGAAGTGGGGGGGATACGCATGAAGGCCGGCAGCCTGAGCAATCGCGTTACCATCGAGCGGCTATCGGCGACCGTCAACGCGGCGGGGCAGATCGACGAGACATCGGCCAGCAACTGGGTGATTTACGCCGAGCGATGGTGCCATGTCGCGACACGCGGGAGCCGTGAGTTTTTGCGGGGCGTCGAGGTGGCTGGCGACATCACGCATCAAATCACGATGCGAGCGGATCCGGTGACGACCGGCATCACTGTCAAGCATCGCCTGAGTCTGGGTTCTCGGGTGCTGTCGATTTCCGGCCCGCCTGTAAACGTGGATGAGGGCGGGGAGATGGTGCGGTTTTCGTGCGTGGAGGTGGCCACCGATGGCTAAGCCACCACAGGCGGAAATGGCACGTATGCGGCGGGAGAAGTCCGCACGGAGGACAGCGGCATTTAAGGCGGCTGTGATTCAGCTTGCGGGAGACGAGCAGTTAAAAGAGGCGTTGAACAAACTCGCTGACAAGCAGACACGGGCGGCGATCCAATCCGGCTTGCGTGCGTGCGTCAAAGAGTTCGCGGTTGGGATCAAGCATCAAATCCCGGCGAACCTGAAGAATCTCAAGCGACTCATTGGCAGTGGGCTGACCAAGGCGAAGTACAAAAAGCAGGGGGCGAAAGCTGGGTTTGCAGTGGCTGCGGCATCAAAGCGGGTACAGCCGAAGCGTAGCGGGAAGAACGTGACGAAGGCGGGCAAGCCAAAAGGTGTTGGACTGGGTGCACGCAATGTGATGTGGGCAGCGATTGGTACAAAGCAGCGTGTGGTGAAGCGGACTCGAATGTATGTCGGTGCCAGCCTGCGAGACGTGACGAACTGGAAGACGGGCAAGATGCCTCCAGTCGTCGGACGTGCTGTTGAGCACGGAGTTGAGGCCAAGCGGCAAGCGGGAGTTAAGGCGATGGAGTCGGCCGTATGGGAGCGGCTGATTAAGGACATCACCAAGCGGAAGGGCAAGTAGTGGCCATTGAAACCGGACTCCGCACGCTGCTCTTGGCACAGTCGTCTATCACGACGCTGGCCCCTGCCCAGACTGTCGGCGGTCTGTCGATTGATGCGGTGTTCTTGGATCATCCCGTCGAGGGCGTCAAAGCCCCCTACGTGCTGATCACGCTGACGAGCCACGATCCATACAGGCGGTTCGATGGCACGGGCGGCACACTGCGACGGTCTGATGTGGACATCGATTGTTACGCCAGCAACAGGCCCGCAGCGATTGCATTAGCAACGGCCGTCGAGGTGTTCCTTCGCGACTACGTCGGGGCGGCCGGAGCATCAGACACAATCAACGCTGTCCTCTGGGAGAACGCCAGAGATGACGTTGTCTACCTCGGAGACGGGCGGGATGCACGGCATTACGTTCGGAGTCTGTCATTCATCATTCAGCACACTTAGGAGGGCCAGTGAATGGCTATCGTGAAGTGCAAGGGAACCAAGTTGCAGCACACTGTTTCCGCCAGTCTGGTGGACATCGCGCAGATGCTGAGCCTTGAACACAGCGGAGCGGGGAGCGAGACGTTCGAGTCCACGACGCTGGACGGCGGCACATACAAGACGTTCTCGCAAACTGGGTACAGCAACCCGGGCACCGTCGCGGCGGAGATCTTCTACGATCCCGCACTGGCCGGACATCAGGCGATCACGGATCTGGTGGC